TGAGCTGTTGGTTGATATCGTTCCGAGCAACATACCAACAACAAACCCCAAACCGAAAGGGAGGATCAGAATTGGCCACGGGAAATATTTGTCACTCACGGCTTGGCCTCCTTGGCTTTGTACTGCCGAATCCAGTTGTCGATGGCATTTAGAACAGCGGCATGGCTGTTTTCTACGCTCTCCAACCGCTTGATTCGCTCGTTTGCTGCGTTGAGCTGCTGGGTTAGCTCGTCAATCCGTTGCTGTGCGCCCCAACAAGTGCCGTAGCATTGCTCTTGAATTGTATTTTCGGATTCACTCATTGCTTGTTCTCCTTTGCTCGCTGCCATGCGTTGGCCAGCAACCGATAGTTTGAGTCGGAAATAGCACCATCCTTCAGCCATTCAATCAGCTCGTTACCAGAACTCTTGAGTAGCTTGATGTGCTCATTGGCCGCGTTGAGTTCGCGTTCGATGTTCTCAGCTACTATTTGTAGATCGTAAATGTTACACGCCGCATCCGTCCTCGGTGTTTCACTCACGGCTTGGCCTCCTTGGATTTGTTCCACTTCTCAATCTCCATGTGCCACCCCATAAAGGCGGCAGCAGCGCATAGCGCATCCCCCGCCTCCTCCAACCGCTTGATGTGGTCGTTGGCCGTGTTGAGTTCGCGTTCGATATCACAACCGACACGCCAGATATTGGCAAATCCAGCATCGGGAGCGTCCATTAGGGCTGAGTGCATTCTCGGCGTGTCGCTGATCATTTTCGTGGGGTCAGGAATATGATCATTCATTGAACTCCCTCCGCAATTAAAGCGTGCTCCAATATCAGAAGAGCATCCGCGGTTTTCAGTGTGATTGATAGGCGAGGATGGCGCTGCTGGGCTATCTGTTTGAGGTGAGCCTTCCACCCGGTGCCGTGCGTAGCCTTGGTGCCGGCCTGAATCGTCTTCTGCCACCTTTGCGGGGCTACCTCGATCACCCGGGTCTTGGTGCTGGCTATCAGGCCATGGATGAATCCTACGTTCCTGCCGAAGTTGAACATGGCCGAGCCCGGTGCGCCCTTCCCGCCCACATAGCCTCCAACCTTCTCTATGTAGCAGACGTCAGTGATGCCCAATCGATCCAGGATGAGCGTAGAGACATCCTGATCGGTGGTAGGCATGGAATCCAGGATGATGCCCCCGTGCCCGTGGTAGGCGATACCGCCGCTCATGCCTGGGTCAATGGCCAAGATCCGTTTCACTTGGATGCCTTCTTTAGCCAGGCCTGAATCGCATGGTCAGCGACTGCCTGCATTTTGAGGCCGGTGGCGATGCAATAGGCCCGGAGTGACTTGTGAGTGGTTTCTTTCACGTTGATCGTTTTGGGTTTGGTCATTTCAGATTGCGTTGAACTTTGAGCCAGTAGGCCTGAGTTGCCTGCTTCTTCTTGTGTCCCTGGGGCCCTGCATTCCATATCCGAGCCTGCTCCTCGGTGCTCTTGCCCTTGCCGTAGTGCTTCAAGTAAGCCTCGCACACCGCCCTGGCCTGCACCCGGTTGGTCATGTCCTGGTGGCGGTAGTGCGATCCGGTGAACTTGTTCACATCGAGAACCACGCCGCGGTGGATCTGGAGGCATCCAATGGCCCGGCCTTGGTCACCGATGGCCAGGTCGTTGTTGCTGCTCTCGACCATTATTAGGGCCGAGATGAGGTTGGTCAGGTTCATGGCTGGACGTAGCAGGAGATTCCATCGACCACGATGATGCCGTGGCCGCCGTCGATTATGGCTACCACAGCGCTAGTCTCGGCCTCGACCAGTGTGGCCGGCCGGATGTACATCCCCGACTTGTAGTCGTGCAGGTCGCCGTTGGAATGGTCGAATGCCTGGAAGCAGGGCATTGAGCAGAAGTTGCCCATCTCCCGGTCTTCGGGCAGCGGTCCTTGGCAGTGGATGCAGGTGATGGGTTGGAAGAGGATGTTGCTCATAGTGTTGCTGTTGTTTGCTTTGGTGGTGGTTGTTTGCGCGTTGGCCAGTCGCGCCCCTGGGGGTGGTATTCGCCCCACCCGGGGCTAAGGTTGTCAGAGAGCGGCGGTCCAGTTGTCCTGGATGAATTGGTAGATGGAATCCATCATCGACTCGTCGTCTCCAAAGATTCCGCGGCCTCGAGGCTCCTGCATATGCTGGAAGTCGATTTCTACGTCCGGGAAATTTCTTCGGATCATCATCTCCAGATTGCCGATGATGCGGTAGACGTCGGCCTCGGTGGCGGTGCTGCCCCAGTAGGAGGTCTCGGTCGGAAGTTGGACGGTGATGATGTTGCTCATGTTTTGCTTTGGTTTGCTGTTTTTGTTGCCTTCGACGTGATTAAGATGGGCGATGCCCAGCCTTCCGTCTACAGAGAAAACTGTTTTTCTGTAGATTTGATAGAAAACCCAATGTTTGCAGGGGTCAAACAGAGGTCAAATTCTCCGAAGGTCGACGAAACTCAGGGTCATGTATTCCTGAGCGTTGGCCGTTGCGTCGAAGTAGCTGATGACCTTCCGAGTCTCTCTTTCGGAATAGCTTCGGTACGTCTTTACTCGAGTCGCAACCACCGCTGGAAACTCGGTCGGCTGGCCGTTTTCGGTCTGCCAGTTGCCCGAGCTGAAGCCGAACTTCCGGCACCAGGTCTGCAAGTTCTCAGGCGGCACAAAGAAATACTCGGTCGAGAAGCTGTCCTCGCCGCGGAAGCACTGCACGCCGTTGCCGCTTAGAAGATCGAAGCCGGCCTGGTTAAGATACCAGGCGTCTAGGCCGAAGTCGGGCTCGTAGCCGGTGCCGAAAAATGTAGGCAGGCCAGGGGCGAAGTTCTGGGTGCAGAGGCACGCCGACTCGGTCCATGAGTCCAGGCGCCATTGCAGCAGGTTCCACAGCCAGGCGCTTTTGGGAATCTTGTGAATGAATGGGCCGGATCCTGGGCCGCCGTTAAGAGTCAATAATGGGCGGTACGGGACATCGAAGGTGCTGGATATGTAGCCGCCGTTATCGAATTTGATCGACGTGAGAGCGTCTCGGTAGGTGGCGACTGTGGTTGCGGTTTGAAGCGGTACGGTCGAAGCAAACCGAGATCCTAGCTTGTCCTTGAAAACATCGTCGACAGATTCCTGCAAGAGCCCATCCGGTCCCTCTGCAAACTTGGGCGTTTTGTTTGGGCTGCCCAGGATCCGAACCGAGGCATCCACACCGTTTGGGCCGCCCCATTTGTTGACCCAGAAGTCGGCCTCGAATCCAGATGTTGAAGCATAGTCAGGATCGCCATAGGTGGCTCGCATAAGCTCGTTGTCGTAGTTGCCTGATGCGAATCCCCAGGGGCCTCCAGGAGGAATGAAGGATGCATTGATCGATCCCTGATACAGCAGTGTGGAGGTTGGCGTGCTGTCGCTGACCTTTGTTGGGAACAGGTTAACCCATTGACCTGTAACAGTGTTGACCTTTGACGGGACAATCAGAGCTGTCTCGGTGGCTGACGAAAGATAGAAGCCTGTCCACGCCCCGACGCCATAGCCCGGGTTGTGGCTCTTGACGTAAAGTTGTAATTGTGAGGCGTAGGCCTCGAAATTGATCAGCAGATTACCGTCGATGCCTATCGGGCTTCCGACGCTACAGGCCAGCCCCTGGGGCGTCAGTCTGAGCAGGCCGACCCGGTCCTCGGTGATGTCGTGGACGTCGTCGTAGTTGGCAAGGAATCCGGCCTCAACAGCTAGGCGGCGGCGCACATCCAGCACCTTGTCAAAGATCGTTGCCTCATTACCAACAGACCAGAATGGCTGGAGGTTTGTTGGGCTCGGATAAATTGTCGAAATAGTGACCGGCACCACACCGATCTCCCACATGGGATTGAGTGTACTGTTGAAGATGTTGCAGTCGACCGGGCTGATGCGGATCAAACCACGGCGGCTGGTCAGCGTGATGCTTGTCGGATTCTGAACCACGGTGATTCCGAGGCCTTCCAACCGTTGCACCAGGCTCCCAACACCGGGGAAGTTGACGATCTTTTCCTCTGAAGCATAGACGGCCAAACTGTCGAAGAAATATCTCACCCGGGCACGTCCCCAGGTGAACACCAGGTCGCCGAGCTGCTGCCGATGATCGCCTGGGTCGGCGTAGGTCTGGGGGTAAACCTGCCGGATGTCGTGATGCACCGTCGGGTCGATCTGGGCGCCCATCGTGTGCAGCCAGTCGAACATCAGGAACGGGTTGGCGACATTGTTGGCCTGGGCCGATCTTTCGAGGGCGAGGAATGGCGAGGTGGCGGCACCCTGCCAGCTCGGTGGGCCCTCGGCGAAATACGGCACGTCCCCTGGGAAGTACGGGAAGAAATGGTAACAGAAGCCACCGTTAGGCCAGCGCGTGGCCCAGGTGCCGTCCTGGCGGCGTCGGAAGGCTCGGACCTGCCCTGGACCAACGAACTGCCTGTCGGCGTTGCCATCTGGCAACTGGAGCAACACCTGCACGGTCGTCTTGCCGCAGTTGTGCACTCGCCAGCAGTCGTACCGTTGGTAGGTGTTGCGGATGCGAAAGACCTCGAGGCCCTCGATGGCGATCTCGGCGACAGCCAGGCCGTGCTTGTGGATCCGACCAGGAGGCAGTGTGGGATCGGATGGCCCGAGGCTGCCGCGGACATAGGACGTCATCCCTGAGCCGGCCTGTGGATCCCAGCCCAGATGCACGTCGTACTGGATGCCTGCTACCTCACGGCGTAACAGCTCGAAGCTGTAGTGGATCGATCCGACGTCACAGGTGAAAGGATCGCCAGATGTGCTGTGGTGGTCGACGTAGACCTGGCCTCCGGCTGTGTCAAGGTACTTGTTCTCCAGCTTCGACAGGGCGATCTTGGCCGCCTGTTGGCTGTGCTCGTTACGGAAGTATCCGATGCCAGGGATGGACGGGTTAGGCACGCCTCCGTCGTCCTTGAGGCGCATGGCCGTCTGCGGATCGTTCCGGTAGACATACCACACGCCATACGGGAACGGCGCCGACCAATGATTGAACGGGCTGAATCTTGATTGGGCCCACAGCGGACCCATCTCATTCAGGGCTGCATGGCATTTCGCGTCGAACCGGCTGTACAAGGTGTTCAGGTTGTAGGCCGTGAACATCTTGTCCTTTCTGTCGATGGCGTAGGGCATGGGTCAATAGAACCAAGACTCCTCGGAGGTCTGGACTGTTGTCGACATCACCGCGGTCTTCAGGGTCGTGCCGTTAGCATTCTGCTCGACCCGTTGGCCAGGCCCGGCGACGAGCTGGACCCGTCGAACGGCCTCGATGAGCTGGTTGATGGCCCGGGCATGATCTGCCTTAAGGCCGGTCTCGGCCAGTTTGGAGGGCAGTTGGATGGCCATGGCTGGTTAGATCTCGCAGAACTGGGCAAAGATCTTGACGGGGCTGTTGGAGGCCTTGACGTACATGGTGGCGTCGACCCAGGGCAACAAGGCAAACTGCCCGGCCGGTATTTGGAACGAGTACGGTGAGGAAGGCCCGATAGAGACCGGGTTGACTAGGTCCAGGTTGACCACCAGGAGGCGGTAGGGCGTACCCAGGTCAGCGGTAAGGTCCAAAGTCTCGTCGCTTGTGCCGACAACCTGGGTCTGCTGCCCCATGTCGGTGCCGGTCATGTTCGCTATCGCACTGTAAGACAGTGAGTTGATCACAGCGCCGCCTTTGCTGGCGTACAGCCGGGCTGACATCTCGACTTCGTTGGCCATAGGGTTGGTGGTTTAAACTTCGCAGAAGGTGGCCTGTACGGTCACCGATGAGGTGTTGGCCAAGAGATAGAGCGTGGCATTGACATAGGGCATCAGCAGCGTCTCGCCGGCCGGGATTCGCATCGTGTAGGTGCCGGACACGAATCCCATTTCGACATAGTTGGTAGTGTCCAGATTGGAGATTAGGAGTTTGTAGGGGCTGGTCACGTCGACTGGGACATCGAGGGCCTCGACCGTCAGGCCGATGACCTGAGTCTGGCTGCCCATGTCGGTGCCTACCATCGTGCTGCTCTTGGTGTAGGTGACCGAGGGTAGGAAAGCGCCGTTTTTGGAGGCGTACAACCGGGCTGTTAATTGGATTTCGTCTGCCATGATATTAGTGGGTAGGTGTTAGAAGAACGGATAGATTAGTGTGTCGTAAGGTGCGAAAGTCCATGCGATGATCTGCTCGACCTGGTTTGTTTTGGTCATCAGGCTGGTCGAGTAGTTTGTCTGCTTCCAGCCCCACACGGTGCCGAAGGGTGCTAAGACTGCTCCGGTGGCTTGATCTTTGGGAATTTTGGGAAGCATTTGTTGCACAGATAGTGGCAGATTCCAATTTTGAGCAAACGATTCGACCGTGTAGACAGGCGGTATTCCGTTGGGAACTTGAGGCAGGCCTAGGTTGCCGGAGAAAGTGGCTATTCTGGTCAGACTTACTCGAGCAATCGGGAATGTGTCCTGGCCTCGGTAGAGCATCTGCCAGACTTTAAGCGCCATCGGATAACGAGCTGGATCTGCGAGGTTAGTATCTCTCTGAGATAAAACCTCACCGTTTTTAGCTGCTGTCTCAATGACGAACTTGTAGAGGTTTGGATTCCCTGTCGAGTTAGCCTCCTTGTCGACTGCCGGTAGAGCAAACACCGAGACATCGAGGTAGTCGGTGCGGAACTCGTAGCGGATGTCTGCTATTTCTCCAGGTAACGGGGCCGACTGATCTTGTATTGCAAGGCTGGGATCAAATGAATTGCCGCCGATGGTGACGGTCGCTTCGGAATAAGGACCGTCCTCGCGGATGCTGTATTTGGCGCCCAGGGCCACCCATTGGGCCGATGCGATGCGGAGGGTGTCCTTGTCTCCGCGGAAAACTAACTGCACCACCCGGCCGTTGCCGTTGTTGTCGTAGGCGCGGCTGACCTCGATGTACTCGAAGTTATTTGGGTTTGGTGAGCCTTGGAGTGTTGCCATGTTATTCGACAGCCTGAGCTGTTCTGCCGGTGTTTACTCGGATCGCACGGGTCTCGTTCGTCTGGATCTTAATTTGACCCACAAGGGTGTTGACCCATCCAGGAGGCGCTTCCGTTGAGAACATTGAGGTCTCGCGTTTTGCCCTGCTGTCTATTGTGCCGATGGTGCCGCGTTGGATCGGTAATGCCTCGAAACTTCTGTTAACGTCCTGAGGTGAGGCAAACGCTTCTTGAAAGCTGGCTTTTAGAATTGACCCCTTGCCTCCCAGTGTTTGAAAGAAGCCAAGTAATCCGTCTTCCATTGTCTCAGCATCTTTAGCGGCACGCTCAACTGCATCTGCAAAGAAGTTAATCTCAGGAACTGCTGACAGAATGATGGTCCGCTTTATCTCGTCGACTCGATCAGCCAATTTTCCAATAGAATCGATCTGCTCTTTTGAGATCAGATTGATCGGACCGATCTCCTTGATCTTGGCCATAGCACCCGCGGCCTTGAATGCCTTCTCGCCGAGGATCGCAATCATAGCCGCCTGTGTCTGTGCGCTGCTGCCTGCATCCTTGTGGGCCTGACCCATTCTGGAGATTAAGTCGATATTCGAGATGCTCTTGTCGTTAAGTTCAGCGACTGAAAAGCCAAGCGCTTGGAAGTATTCCCGGGCCTTTCCTCCCTCCTCAATAGCCTTGAGACGCTCCTGGCCGACTGCTGTGATCGACTTGGCCATGGCCTCGAAGGAAACACCCGTTTGGCCTGCCAGCACCTGGAGGCGCTGGACGTCGTCGGTGCTGATGTTGAGTTGCTCGGACAAGTCCCCAATGGCGTCGACTGTCTCGACCACCTTTGAAACAAAAGAGCCAATGGCAGCAACAGACAGTGCAGCGCCTAACTGCATACCAACGGATGATCGGAACTTGTCGGTCACGCTGGAGGCTCGTTTAAGGCCGCTTTCGTAGGCCGAACCGTCCAGGCCGAGCTTTGCGATGAGTGAGAAAATGGCCATTTGTTAGTTCCTTATTGTCTCGCGTTCTTGACCCAGGCGCCAGAGGGCATCGTTCTTGTCGTTCCACAGCTCGACCTGACCGTGCATTTCGGCGTTGGTCAGGAAGAACCTTTCGGCATCGGTCACCGGCATATTTAGAACCGTCTCCTCGGTAAATCCAATGTCGACCAGGCCAACCAGCAGCCTTTCGGGCCAGGGCATAGCTGCCTCCCTGGATCCTGCACCCGGCTGCCGTAGAACTTCTGGGCAGTCGGATTTGTCTCCAATCCACTCCTGGAGGATGTGGCATTCCTTCACCAGGTCGGACTTGCTGACCTTCTTGCGCATCAGCCGGAGCGGCAGCCACCGGAACACCGAGGCCATGGTCTTGATCGACTCCTCGGCGGATTGGCTGCACACGACAACAGCCTCGACCAGGTCGTTAGCGCTGGCCCGGCCGCCGGTGACGAAGGGCGATCCGAGGCGGTGCAACAGGATGGCGTGGCCGACAGTAAAGGGCACCATGCGGAGCCCGATCACCATCGGACAGGGCTTGGCTGTTGCGCTTAGGATGGCGGCCAGGCTGCTCACACGTTCAGGGCGACAGCGGCAGCGGTGGTCAGGTTCTTGTACTTCTTTACGGTGATCGAGACCATGGCCTTGCCGCTCTGGGTCATTTTGACCGAGCCACCGCCGGCATAGATGAACCGGCCGGTGTTTAAGACGTCGGCTGTGCCCATCATCTTGATCACTGGAGCGCCGCTAATTGCCACCGTTCCATTGACCGGGGCCAGTGAACAGAAGGCCAGGGCGGCGGCTGCATTGGCGCCAGAGGGAATCAGGTTCAGGTTCAGGGTCACTCGTTCGTTGTAGCCGATGTGACCGACCGTCTCGCCGGCGCTGTTTCGAACCTCCTCGGTGTCGGCTTCGTGAGTCAGGTCGTAACTCTCAATCGACGCCAGGGCGGTGAAAACTGCGGTTGCGTTGTCTGTGTCGAACATCGTCACCGAAGCCGGTGAACCAAACTGGTAAGCGAGTCCTTGTGAATTAGCCATTCGTGTGGGTGGTTAGATGGTTGCCGAACAAAAGAGGGTGAACGTCCTGGTGAACGTCCTGGACCGATTAGAGATTGAGGATGCCCCAAAGTCCAGAGGGGCTGCGAATTGCGCGGTAAACGGGCCGCTGGCGTCGTTTGCTGCGGCATCGAGGGCAGAGGCCCCGGCGTCGTCAAAGAGAGGCAGGATCCGGTTGTCGAGCACCTGTACGGTGGTCAGCACAGCAGCCTCGTCGGTGTCGTCGGCCGATAGCTGTAGCTCGACGGCGATCTCGATCTCACAGGTCAGGTCGGTGCGCTGCATTGGCCTGGCCGAGTTGGTCGAGACCACCAGGCGCGGGAAGTTGGGCATGACGTCCTGGTCGTCGGGGTCGTCGTACAGACCGCGGCTGTAGGAGGTAAGGCAGGTCGGTGTGCCGGCGCCGGAGGCCGACCAGTTGGCTGCTGCCAGGTAGTCGGCGACTGCAAGCTCTGCTCTTAGGGCGACGGCGTTCATTTGATTGAGATTCCGTTGTCTTCGAGAACCTTACCGTTGGCCAGGAGGGCCTCGGTCATGTGGTTGACCATCTCGGCCGTCTCGTCGTCCATGGCTTTCTGCATGGCCGTGTTGTAAATTTCAGATACCCGGTTGTATTGATTGTCTGCAACACCTGTGCGCATCGAAACGAAAGCGGTGGGATTGAATCCAGGAACCGCCTGAAATCCATGTGCAACGGTGCCTTTGTGGATGCTTACATTCTCTTGAGGAAGACCATATTCATTGGCCATTGCAACTAAAGCGCTGTTTGTTTTCTTTGGCGCTCTGTAGCTGGCAGGTTTAGAAAGCGGTTTCCATTTAGGACTTTGAAATTGAGTGAATCCTCGGTTGTAGATTCTGATGGATTTTACCACTGCGGATCTGAGGTATCCAACCGATGCGATGGATCTCTTCATCAGCGCCGAGGCGGCTGCTTTCATTGCTTTTCCGTAAAGACCGTGACCTCCGTTTAGGTTTACTGTTGGGTTTTTAGCGGCTTTTGCTTGAACGATAAGGTGCACTCTTCTTAGAATCCTTGAGGTTCCGATGCGCTTACCAGTCTTCTTAGATTTTCTGTTTAGGTTTCCGACAGGCGTCCCCAAGTAGTCGGCGATCCGGCGCCGCTCCTGGCCTGGGCTCTTGGGTGGCACCAGGACGAACAGCCGGACCATCAGGTAGAAGAACCGGCTGTTGATGGCCTTGTGAAGATCTCGGGAGGTCGTCATCAAATACTGCTTCATGGCAAGGTCGAACTTGCCGCTGTCGACCGTCATGTTGACTCCAAATTTCACTTGGTCTTCGCCCCCAGTTCAAGGTTGTAGTAGGCACCAGAGGCATCCACACGGCAGGACAGGATGCGGAGGGTGCGTCCCTGGTATACCAGCGTCCTACCGACCACCGGCCGAGGCTTGCAGAATGTCAGGGCGATGCGGTCGCTGTTCTCCTGGAGAACGAACAGGCCGTCCTCCTTGAGTAGCCTGGAGAAGGTCGTGCCCTGGTCGAGCGTGTAGAGCGTCGAGTCCATCGAGACCAGGGTGCTGTCGCAGGTCTTCCAGTCGCTGAACATGACCAAGATCCGGGAGGTCGCATTGTCTTGAAAGCCACCGGAGATGGGCACGTTGGCATCGTTGACGGCAGCCGGGATGCACCGGATCGACGAGCCCTCCCAGATGAACATCGGCGCCCCCAGCATTTGCTGGAGCACTGCCATGCCCTGCTGGAGACTGGATCCGATGGTGGTCATGTTAGGCTGTGAAATACGTGCCGGACACTATCAGCCGGCTGGTGGCCTGGAGATTGGCGGCCAAACTGGTGGCAGCTCCTGTCTCGAAATGCGACAGCTCGAGGTAGCTGGTGCCGGCGATTAGCCTGGCGATGATGGCGGTCTTGGCCTGGTTGGTGGCATTGGTCAGCCACACCGCGGCGGCGGCCTCGTAGGTCACGGCATCCGGCAGCGACAGCCGGAGGTTGCCTGTGGCGGATCCGGTCACCGAGTTGACGGTGATGTCCGCGGTAAAGGTGGTCACGAAGCCGATGGACGTGTGCCGGGCGGTGTTGGTGGTGATGGCGAAGGTGCGGCCACCGCCGGAGTCGATGAGGGTCGGCACCCAGGTCGTCGGTGTAACCAACGGCACGGCGGCATACAGCTCGTCGAAGTTGTCGTTAATTTTCTCGCCGGCGCCGCGGAGGGTGTCCCCGGTGTTGTCGTTGCTGATGGTGCCGATGTTGATCGTTTGCTGGGCCATAGTTTTATTTCTTGGGTAGGACGTACCAGCCGGCCGGGAGGGTTACCCGGGATGGCCCGACCAGCTTCTTGTCGGCATCGAAAGCATAGACGCTGGCCTTCACCGGCTTGGCCAGCATCACTGGATCACCGCTTGGAACCAGGACCACCCGGGTCACCTGGCAGCCCAGGCAGCTCAGCAATGCGGCCATCCAGATCGCTTTTGAGGGCCTCGGGAGCTTTGCCATGTTGCACATCGGTAGGTGGTGTTTCGCGGAACCAATCCAACAGAGCCTTGAGGATCTGGTAGACCCAGTTCACGCCTTGGGGTCTATGGCAGCGGTCTTGTCGGCATCCTTGGCCCAGATCAAGCCAATGCCAGCAGTGACCGCGGCAATAGTGGTAGTCAGGTCGAGGTTGGTTGTCGGGTCACCGTCGAACAGGGCCTTGAGAGCTCCACCAACAGCGACGAGGATTGCACCAACACCGGCGAGAGTTGTTTTCGTGTTTTTCATTTGGATTTGAACAGCTTATAGGCTCCGTATAACGCGCACAAGAGACCAACCACAGCGGTCACCAGTCGCACCCAATCGGTTAGGATTGGCAGGAATGATGCAGCGGTGGCACCTGCCGCTGCTGCTAGGCTGAGTCCAGGGCTGGTGCTGCTGTTCGTTGGTTCCATTACTCAGGCTTGGGTTGAGCGGCTGCGAGGATTAAGTCTGCCAGAGGAACGCCAACCTTAGCGTTCTGATAGCCACCGGCGCCTACTACAACCTCGAGCTGGGGGCCAAGACCAAGTGAGGCCTGTCGTCAACATGACGGTAGATTCGAGCAACTTCGATGCTGCCATGAAGCAGTATCTGTTGAGCACGTCCCGAGATCTGCACAAGGCCATCAACAGCCGGTTCTTCTACCTGATGGTCCGGCTGTTTGTCCTGGTGCCGCCCAAGAGCCCGGGCCAGGAGCGCCGAAGGATCGCCGACTACCTAGGGACTCCTGTCGGTGACATCAACCGCAAGTCTAAGAAGACGGGTAAGCGGATCGGTAAGTCCCGCATCCTTCGCCGGGTGCACCTCATCGCTCAGTCGAAGGAAGCCAAGGGCGGTCGCCGCGGCCTCTATGGCGAAGAGATGAAGGCAGCAGCCTCGGCCCTCATGCGGAAGGCCATCGGGTCGGTCGGCTACCTCCGATCCGGTGTGGTCAAGATGATCCGAGTATACAACAAAGGCTTCAGTCAGTTTCAGAGCGCCAAGTGGAAGCCGCTGTCGAAGCCTCCGGGCTACAAGGCGCCGAAGCAGACCAACGCCGCCCTGGTCTCACTTGCCAACCAGTACGGCCTCAACGAAGAGAACGTCGCCACGCACAAGGGCACCAAGGCCCGTGGATTTCAGGCTGTCCCAGGCTTCAACCCGACAGCCTCGGTGGTAATGACCGCGGGTATTTCTGACAGCCAATACAACCGCGTGGCCGGGATCTACAACACGGCCATGCAGAAGGCTTTCGACGACGAGACGGCCGAGATGGTCAACCACATGACCGAGGCCCTCCTGGCTAACGGTAAGGTTCTTGAAGACAACGGAATCTCAATCAAATGAACGCCGTCGCCCTAAGAGCTGAACTTGCAGTCGCTGACTACCTGGCAGCAGCCAACTGGTCGGCCTCCGGCGCCGGCACACCCACCTGCCTGACGTCCTACAGCCGCGGCCTCTACGACGATCCAGACGACCAGGATGTCATGCCCAACTTCCCGCGCCTGGTTGTCTCGACCAACTCGGCCAGGCCAATGCAGCGCACCGACTTAACCTGTGAGGTCGAGATCGCTGTCGAGCTTCAGCTATCGGCCGACGACACCGACGAGGCTGCTGTACTGACCACCGTCCAGGTGCTAGACAACCTAATCCTGCCGCTCTTTGACGACACTGGGGCCTCTGCCCTCGATGCCGCAGCAAACGACGCCAGCGGCCCATTTACGGCGCAATTTGCCGCCCCTCTGGACTTTGGTGGCTCATCAATCTCTAATCGGTCCAGGACGTTTAACCGGACCTTCACCCTCTACTGTTCCGCAACCATCTAACACAAAACACACATGGCATTCACACAAGGCAGTAAATATATCTTTGGATCACCGGCCGTCCTGGACCTCTACGACGCCGCGGGAGCACTTGTCGTCACCGGCTACGTCTCGCCCGACATGGAATCCTACGACATCAGCCATGAGGCCGACACCGATGAAGTCCGCAACAGCAAAGGTGAGGTTGTCGGCCACATCGGCTACAACAATCGCCTGACGCTCACCGTCAACTTCATCCCGGCCAATACCACCAGCAAGGCCAACGCTTTGCTGTCTGCCGCGCTGCCTGACGTGAATGGCACCTGCATCATCTCTGGCGCTCCTGTGATCGAGGTGGGTGGTTACGCTGACGCTATTAATGCTCTGACCGGCAATCGCTGGATCTATGCTGGCGGTGGTTCCATCAAGACGACTCAGACCGGCAAGGCCACCGGAACAATCACGCTGAAGCGTTATCCTGGAATTACCGTCACCGGCGCCGCTACCGATCTCAACGCGTGAGCCAACTGGCCGCCATCCTGACCGCTACGTCGAAGCCTTGTCCGATTGTGATGGGGCTCCGCCTGGTTCCGTATTCGGTGGGACATTCCCTGGTGCTGCACCGCATCGGTTCGCCTCTGGTTATCGGTGGTCATGTAGGCCGCGCGGATCTTATGACCGCGGTGCTGGTATGCTCCCAGCCGATCAAGGAATCGATGGCTTCCATCTATTCACCATTCCGCAACCTGGCGCTCAAGGTTTGGACCTGGAAGGTGAAGCGCCTGTCGTTCGAGGCCGAGCTGGACAAGTGGAACGAGTGGATGGCCGATCAGTCGACCGCCCCAGAGATCCTGAGCAAGCCAGGTATATCGAAGCAGCTCGCAATGCCATGGCCTGAGCGGATGCTGGCCTGCTGCCTGGAGATCGGCCTCGAGGAGGACACCGTGCTGGCCATGCCTATCGGTGACGCCGAGCGCCTTGTCCTGGCGCGCGCCGAGACCCATGGTGATGTCGAGCTGTGGAGCCCGAAGGACGAGGCCCTGTGGCGCTGGATGAAGCAGCAGGAAGCAATCAAGAACTGACACCATGGCCATCTTCTCTCTACTCGCAAAACTCGGCCTCGATGGCACCGCGTTCGAGACCGGCCTAAAAAGATCCCAGTCTCTCGCCAAAGGTATCGGCCGGCAGATATCCGGGACACTAGCCAGCATTTTCACCGTCGACAAGCTGGCCCAGTTTGGCATGGAGGCTGTGGAAACAGCAGGAAAGCTGCAGGATTTATCGACACAGCTTGGCGTCTCTGCACAATTTCTACAAGAAATGCAGTTCGCTGCAGACCTAGGTGGGTCGAGCCTCGACGATGTGGCGACGGCGCTTGAAAAGATCACCATCGCACGAGGAAAGGCGCTTGGTGGAGATAAAGGCCTTCTCGATGCATTCGCTAGATTCGGAGTTACTGCACAAGAAATCAGGACATCCAAAATAGAGGACATTTTCCTAAAGATCGGCCAGGCGTTTGAAGGTGACTCAAACCCTCAAAACTTAATCGCCCCATTCCGGGAGCTGGCAGGCAAAAGCGCAGGCGCATTGATTCCAGCCATGGCAACTGGGCTTGCTGATGCAGCAGACCAAGCCCGGCGCCTCGGCATCATCATGTCAAACGACGTGATTGAATCACTGGACGAGGCAAACGATAGAATTGATATCTTCAAGAAAACAGCGGTCGCTGGTGCAGGTGCAGGAACGGCTGGCATCATTGTTCCGTTCATGAACTTTCTAGACAAACTCGGTGCAGCAATCAGCACGTTTGAAGCTCGATGGAAGTCGGTTCAGGCGACGTTTTTAGCGTTTGGTTTTACAAAAGGCATGGGGTCGCTTTTGTTTTCTGCGGATCAAGCCCGTCAAGCCTACATAACTGCAGGCGAAGAACAGGATGCAGAACTCGCTGCCCGCCGTGAGGCTCGTGATAAACGTGCTGAGACCCGTCGAAGGACAATGATTGAACCCGAAGGCGAGAAGTTCAAAACGGTTATGGTATCTTCAGCCACCGGCGATCAGCTCGCCCGCACTGGTGGCTTCACCGCTTTCCAGTCGAACATGGACCGATACTTTGGCAACGTAAGGACGCAGGCCCAAGACCTCCGGGACATTGCCAAGAACACCAAGAAGACAGCCGAGGCTGTTTCCGAATAACATGGCAACGATCCAACAATCCACCGAGCTGTCGGCCTTCCCAGGCTACATCGAGGTCAGCCGCCGGTTCGATCAATCGGGCTCAGGCACCGGCCCGGTGTGGACGATTGAGTACCGCGGCACCAAGGACGCCATCCGGATTGCAACTCTCGCCTGGTCGAACATCGGCGCCAAATACAGCACCACCGAGGACGGCCCCTATGCCTCGGCCACCGTTATCTTCTCAGGCCCAACTGCAGATCCCGGCAACCCGATAGACGCCGCCATCATTCCGGTGGCCGGCCAGGAGACCCCGGAGATCCGTTACGAGTTCCGGACCGACTACCTCGACATCTCGCTTTTCGCCCTGCCTGCTGTGGCTGCCGAAGCTGAAGCAACGGGAGATCCAGCCTTCTACAAGAAGACCATCGAGGACGCTGTTTCAAGCGGCCAACAGCTCACCGACGTTTCACCGCTGGGAAACCTGCCGCTGGCCAGAAAGGTTTTCCAGAAGCTCTGCCGAGGCGAAGACTCTTTCCCGGTGGGCAGAATCAGCCTGAGCCGTGTGGCCATGTTCTCGGGCAGCCTCGGGCTTCCACAGGTGCCCCAAGGCATCCCGCCTGTCTACACACCGGCCAGCTTTATCACTGCCTGGAACCTGCCTTTTTCGGTCTACTCGATGCTGCCTGCCGTTCCTATTGACCCAAGGACAGGAAGGCCTGCAGCACCATCTGGGACGACTTGGGGCTGGAAGCAGACAAACTACTCCTCGAGCCTGATCGTCAAAACCAACATGGTTGAACAGAACATCTCCTGGACGTTCGCCCCATACGACACCGACATTTACCCGATCCTCTAACACCAACACCCAACACCCACACAATCTATGGCAGACGAAATCCAAATGACGGCCCGGCTCTATGCAGCCAAGGGCGGCGCCTACCTCCCCAGCGTCACCTACACCAAGAGCGTCACCATGTCCGGCACCGACATGGGTAGCCAAACCCAAGTGATCGGAACCAGCGTCGAGGCCTTGGATGTGCCCGTCGATGTCACAGCCCCCTACAAGCTCTTGGTCAGCAACCTGGACTCCACCAACTTCGTTGACCTCGGCTTCGTCAGCGGCACCTACACCATGCGCATCCCGGCCGGTGAGACCATGCTGATTCCTTACGTCGCCTCAGGCCAAACGCTCTACTTCCGGGCCGACACCGCCGCGGTAACCGTGCAGGCCACCTTCTGCGAAATCTAACGAACCACCCGCCATGGCAAACGAGATCCAGATGTCGGCCAGGCTCTACGCTTCCAAAGGCGGGGCCTCTATCGACGGCACGACCTACACGGTGACGGCCAACATGACCGGCACCGACATGGGGCAGCAGACGCAGGACGTTGGCAACACCGGCGAGGCCCTCGACCTGACAGCCGACCTGTCGACACCCTACCGCGTCTTGATCCGGAACCTCGACACCATCAACAGCCTTCAGGTGGGCGGCTACGATGCGGTGATTTACCCGAATATCGTCTATCCGATCCGAATCGCTCCTGGCGAGTTCTGCCTCCTGCCGCGCATTGACTCGGGCTGGACCACGCTGGTCAAATCCAGCGCCGGCACGGTCAAAATCATGGTGCAGTTCTGCGAGCTGTAAACCATGGCTTTACAACTGCCAGCCAAACTCTCGGAGCGCGGTCTAAAGGCAGACCATGCCCGAGCCATCAACCAACTGATCGAGGCCGTCCGACGGGTGCAGCTCGTCGCCGGCCCCGGTCAGCGGGTGGAACAGAACGCGAACGGCACCGTGCTGAAGACCCAGCCGGCCGTGAGCCAGACAGCCGAAGAGTCTTGGTTCTATTGACCCATGCCTTTCGCCACCAGCAGGACCGACCGGATGTTCACGGCCCGGAACCTGAACAGCCTCTATTCCCGAGCCGACCAGAAATGCGCCCGGGTGCTGGATGGTAAGTCGACGCTGTTCGCCAACTCCGCGGCAGGCGTCTGGGAGGGGCAATACCCGTACGGCGTCTGGTACGTCTTCCGGACCGATCCGGCCTCCTGTAGGCGCCTCAGAGACACGGGAACAGGCATCCCAGGCGTCGGTGCTATCTACCGGGACAACCACGACCAGACGCAGGTGGCCATCGAGCTGTCGAAGCTGGAGAACCAGTATCTCGACACCCAAGGCGGCCAGGTCTACGTCGACCATCCGATCATCGGCGCCGACCCGTTCACCTGTGACATCGGCACCATTCACTTTTCATTCGAGCTACTGACCAGGGAGGTCAACGGCGTTAGGTACGACATCCACCTCGGATGGGATCCTGACACCGGCAACGGCACCTCCTACGTCCGGGGCAGCCTAGGTGCAGCCATCGACCCCACACTGCCGCCCGGACGGATCCACAAACACCGGCTGGCCGTGGCCGAGATCGCCCTCGAGGGACAGCTCGACTTCCGGATCCCGAGGACTTACCAGCGCTTCGACTGTTACCGGGTGCACAACTGCAACCCGAAGGCGGCCGTGGTTTATCTCCAAATGCCCGACGGGAGCACCGACAGGCAGTTCGTGGCCGCTGGGGCCTGCCGTACCTTCCGGCGCCGTCCTGACGGCACCTGGGCCTACCGCTGGCCGGGTGGCGACTTCAGCCGCTATTTCTTCCCGTACTTCTCCGGCGACATCCCGTTCCTCGCTGAAGGCCCGCCCTCCTGGTCGAAGACCAGCACCCAATCGGAGTTCCTGTCGCTCGAGCGGTCGAGCCAGGCCAACAACGTCGCCAACCCGTTCATCATCAACGAATGGCGCCGGGTGATGCAGGCCGTTTACGACCCGTACCTGCCATACGACATCCGGCAGGTTTACTCCGGCGTCTATGCCGACCCGACTGACGCCAACACCACGATAGGCAATGCCGTGTTCACCTGGGGGCGTGCCCGGGTGACCTACACCAACGCGGCCGGCGATGTTTACGACGACCAAATCCGGATCTTTACTGGAACCATTGCTTTCGCCGAGCAGATCAAGGACTTGGGTGTGGACGTGACGGTAAACCCAACCGACATCACAATGGTCAGCCGCCGCGGCACCATTCGCATCTACCCTATCGACGCGAACATTTTCACCACCGTTTTCGACCCGTTCTGGGAGATCACCACGGCCGGCACCACGATCTCGACGGTTTATCCAACCCAGTACACCACCGAGACACCGGGATCCGGAACCGGGGCGGTCACATGGACCGGAGGCAACGAGCCGACCATTTTCGAGTCGATGCGCGACCTCCGGCGCCGGGTGGCAGTCGAGCTGGGATTCCTGAACACTTACGACGAGGCGGTCGATATCTCGGAGGAGAAGGTTAGCCAGGTGACCATGACGCCGGCCGGGCTATCTGTCAGGGGCTCCACATCCTACGGCATTGACGGCAACCTTCTGGTCAACTTCGAGACCACGGCCGAGAGCAGCACCCTCTGGATTGACAGCAGGCCCGTCGGATTTGGCGTAGGACCGTGGCAGAACTTCCGGTTCACCTCAGGCACCAAGTCGTTCCTTCTCGCTGTCCCAGGGGCATCTACGGCCTTGCAATGGGGCAACGTGTTACCGGCCCGAAGCTGCACATCGACATCCGGGGCAATCCAGCAGGTCGAGGCGGTGAACTCGGCCTTCATCCCACCGGGCGGGCCTTGGGGCTTTTCATCCAGCGTCTACGACTTCGACCTCGTTCGAGCCTACCAGATCGACATGGCCATCGGCAGCACCGACGACAGGCCTTGGGGCGGCGACTTCTGGCGCAACAAATGGGGCGGCCCGAATGGATCCGACGCCTCGGTGCGGATTCCAGGCAGCCCCAACCAAACCCAGCAGTTCGCTTTCATACCCGATGCCAACAACTCGTCATTCGTCGACCTAACCGAGGCCGGCGCCGACGACATTTTCAAGGACCAGCGGCAGGCCTCATTCGCGTCGACGGTGCCGTTTGCCAGCTCCAGCTATTTGCCGCCCTACCGGGACAACATGACAACCATCTCCTGGACAGGTGGCGTCGAGCAGGTTGGATTCCTTCTGCCGTACAACCCAATCGAGAACCCGTACCAGCCCGGAGGCGGTCCGTTCTTCCACAAGATCCCGAAGTCGGCCTGGCTGTGGAACCTGCTGGAATGGACCATCCGGTCATGGACCCGGGCAGTGCCGCTTTGCCAAGGCCAGGGCGTCTGCCCGATTTACGTCAGCGACGGCCTGTTCATGGCAGGGCTTTTCACTGTCGGCAGCCTTCTACAGTTTGGCACAGGCCTTGAATCAGGCGGCACTGTGCCGTCGTATTACCTCGAAGAATCCGGTCACGACATCCTGATCGCAAACGGTGTGGTGGCCTATTACGACTTCGACCCATACGGCACGAAATATTGGTACGTCCCAGCGGTGAATCTGGCCACCTACTGCGACTCTAGAGGCTTCTTCTCCTGGAACTTCGACACCGAGAACGGTGAGCCGACTGCCGCAACACCGATTCCTGCCACAGCCTACATCCCGCTCCGGAACTACGGCACCGGCGAGCGCAGCCAGTCGGGCGGCTACTTCGACGCGACGGCCGGCACCGACAAGTATCTGTCCATCAGGTACGTCGACTTACGGCTGCCTAACGAGCTCGTAGCCTAGTTTCCGACACCATTTCCGACTCGGTAAACATTGGGTTTTCTTCAAAATCTACAGAAAAACAGTTTTCTCTGTAGACGGGTAAAGTGTTTTCATGCAGATTGTTCCCGTCGAAAGGAACAACACCATGAGCAACACGCAGAAAACCAAGATCTTCCGAATCGTCCGTGGCTTCTGTCCTGAGATCCACATCGACGAGGCCTTCCAGATCGTCGACTACATCATCGCGCAATCTGGTGGCAAGTTTGCCAAGGCGAAGCAACTGGCTGAAAACCCGTATCGCATCGACGGCTTCTTTAGCTGGTAATCGACACCTTAGGTCTTGCTGAACCCACCAGCACATCCGGCCCGGGAGGAATCCGAGGCAACCGGGGGCGCGACCGGCCAACGCGCAACACTCTCCAAGCCATGACAACCATTTCAAACCTCATCA